TCGACGGGACCGCCACCGTGCCCGCCGAGGAGATCCGGTAATACCGGGTGCCGTTCCACACGCGAGTGTCGTAGACGCGGCGGCCGTTGACGCGACCCGCAGTGACGTACCGCGACAAGAAGATCGCGACCTGCTCCTCGTAGGTCCGGATCCCCGACGAGACGAGCAGGCGCACGCCGAAGAGGCTCCACATCTCGGCGTCGATCAACGTGATGATGTAGAGCATCCACGGCGTCAGTCGCGAGCCGTTGCGCCATACCCAGGTGACCGCGCCGCCCACTATTCGCCGCCGCCTTCGGCCTTGTACGTGGTCGCCTCGAGCGCGACGCCGTGGACGACGATCAGCCGGTCCTCATCGTCGAGGCCGAAGGAGTCGCAGATGCCGTCCCCGTCGACATCGACATCCATGGCGATGAGCGGCTGCGCGACGCCGGCCTCGCGCTCGGCGAGCAGCGCGGAGCGGAGGACCTCGCGATCCTCCGCGGTCATCGTGAGGTCAGCCACGGGAGAGGTTCGGATCCTCGGTCACGACGACGGTGGGACCGATGGCGGGATTCGTACGCACCTTGACGGCATCCTTCGGGACGGAGCCGAGGCCGATCTTGATCAGCCAAGCGTTGACCGCCGGGATCGCCATGAGCCGGGTGATCGCCGCGGCCACGGCCGAGACGCCGGCGGCGACGGCGAGAAGCCAGAGGCGCAGCTCCGAGTCGACGGGGAGGCCGAGGGCCTCGATGATCGACGGGAGGACGACGGCGAAGCCGAGGAGCGCGGGGATGACCACGGCGACGAGAGTGCGCAGAACACGCTTGCCCTTGTACCAGATCTCGGTGGCGGCGGCGAGAGCTTCGTTCTTCGAAGGCTCCGGAACGGGAGTTGACATGGGGTCGATCCTTTCGGTAGTGGCGTAGTGGCGAGCGATGCGGCCCTTGCGACGCTCACCGTACACCGCGATCGTCTTTGCGACAAGCGCCCCCGCCATGAGCCACCCGACGACCCAGCGCACCGGCTCGTCGACTTTCTGCTCGAACACGATCGCGTAGGCGATGAGGCCGGTAAAGGCGGTGGTCGTGACGGCGTAGCCGAAGATCACCCAGCCGAGCGGGTCATGCATCCAGGTCCGCGGTCGGCCGAGCGCGAAATAGAGCATCAGGAAAGCGGCCAGACTGAAGCACGCGATAAGCGCCCAGTCGCTCGGCGTCCATGAGTAGAAGTCAATGCTGAACACGGCGGTTAGGTCCCTCTCAGTACGGCGCGAAAGCGCGTGACATAGCCATTGGGCTGCAGCGTACGCCGAATCTCGGAGCCGACCGCCGAGAGCTTGGCGATAGCAGCGTCCGTTTCGACAGAAGCCGTCTCGGCGGCCACCAGAGCGCGACGGGCCTCCTCGAGATCAGCGCGGTCATTTTCCTGATCGGTCATGAGCTTTCCCCTCCCACAGGGTGCGGCGGAAGAGCGCGATCCAGGGAGCGGAAGACGTGGAGGATCTCCTCCTGGGTATCACCCAGCTTGGAGACGCTCGCGGTGGCACGATCCGCACGTTCACGCTCGACCCGCGCGGCCTCCTTCCACCCGTCGCGGGATTCAAGCGCGTCGGCCGTGCGCTGCTCGAGCGCAGCGCGTTCCCGCTCGTGGTGAGCGATCAGGTCAGCCACCCGGCGCAGGTGCTGACCCTTGGTGAGGATCCGGTCGGCCGCGAAGAGAAGCGCGAGCGAGCCGAGGCCCGCAGCGGTGAGCATGTTGTCGACAGACGTCGACGTCACGATCCACTGCCAGAGGTCCATGGCCTCAGAGTACGCCGAGAGGATCGCCCTCGACAGGCGGCTCCTCAGCGGCGTCGATCGTTTCCGGTTCGGCGACCGGTGGGAGGTCGGCGATGACCTCGGAGAGGAACGCGCACAGCTCCTCGAGCGAGGCGCGAGACACCGAGAAGGCAGCCGAAGTTTCGACGGTCTGCAGTGAGAGCGCGACGATCCCCGACCCCTCGTTGACGGTCGCCTCGAGACGCGAGGAGTCGCCCCCGCGGTAGGTGACGAGCTGGGTTTCCGTCCGCTTCAGCATGGGAGCCTCCTAGATCTTGATCAGGTAGTTAAAAACGATGTACGGCTGCAGGTTGTTGTGAGCGCCGCCGCCGCCCGCGCCGAGCGTGACCTGCTGAGCATTGGCGCTCGCGCCGCTGCCAGAGCCGGCCATACCCGCCACAGCAGAGCCGCCCGAGGGAGCGATCGCCCCAGTGTTGTACGTCTGCTGGTGGGTGTGCGAGGGGATTTCAGCGGTGGAGAGGGTATGCGTTTTCGCGCCGCCCGTTTCGCCCAACCCGTCGAATTCTACCTGGCCGACCGCGCGCCCCACGATCACGCGGCCGCGCGGGTCGGGCAGGGTGAAGTGGGTGGCGTCGAGCGCGCCGTACGTCGTCCCGATCGCAGCGAACAGCGTCGGATAAGCCGAGCGCAGGAGCGAGGAGCCGTCGCAGATGAGCCACCCCGCCGGGGCGGTGGTGCGTGCCGTTGCCTTGATGTCGCCGGCATCCGCGAGCTGACCGATGTCGGGTCGCGTCGGGGTCCGCGCGAGTCGACGCTCGAGCGAGGTGACCCGCGCCCGGAGACTGCGGAGCATGGCGCTCATCGTCCGATCGACCACTAGAGCACCTCCTGGACGACGCCGACGGCGGAGAGGGTGACTTGCACGGTTTCGATGCCGGGCACCTCCTTGACGGTGACTTTCTGCAGACGCTGGTCCTGCGACACGGGGCGCAGGTTGAGCACCGCGCGGACAGGCATGATGACCCCCGGCACGAGGTGCTCCAGTCGCAGATCGTGCGAGAGGCGGATGCCGCCACCCTCGGGGATGAGGATCTCCACCGGGACAGGGTTACGCCCGACGAGCTGGCGACGAGCCTGCGAATTCAGCTCGAGCTGCGTCGGGGTGTCGTTACCCTCCTCGCTCGCGAGGGAGGCGAGTCGAGTCCAGACGCCGTAGAAGTCATCGGGGCCGCCCGCGTTGCCAACCGAGGGCGCGAGGGGGCCGTCGGACTCCGCCTCGTCGCGCTGCGCAGAGACGTGCCCGATGGAGGCGTGCTCGGAGCCGGCGGAGATGACCGCCAGCTCGCCATAGAAATCCGCGTCGGTGAGCTGGCGCGTGCGACCGATCGACATGGCCGAATCCCAGATGAGGATCCGCCGACCGACAGCGGTGAAGTCGAGGCCACCCTCGGCGAGGTTGCGCAGGTGGTCGCCGAGCTGCATCTCGAAAGCGAGGGTATTGGACCGGGTGAGAATACCCTGCGGGCCGACCGAAGCGCGGATATCCAGGTGCGGCAGGACATTGATAGGCGGGTCCAATTCCTCCCACCGCGGGACTTCGACCAGATCGGAAACGCCGGAAACGGTGACCTGCATTTCATACGAAGTGGTCAATTCGTGAAGGAAGATATCGCGAATACGCTCGGTCATATACCGCTGACCGCCGCCGTCCTCATTCGGCCAGTCGATTGTCAGAGGGGTGTAATCCGCGTATTCGATCACGTCGTGAGCGACGATCTCGGCGCGGTTGGAGAACCAGCGCACCTCGAGCACGGGACCCTCCCAGACGCGCTCGGAGCCGCGGAAGATCACGACCTCATGCCGGCGCGGGGCGATCTTGTCGAGGATCGACGCCTGGCCGACGCAGGAGCGCCCCGAGACGATGATGGTGGCCCCGGTGATCTGGTCCAGCTCGCGCGCGTATTCGACCGAGGCGATATCGACGAGCTGCTCGATCCGGCGCACGCCGCCACGGTCGTGGATCATCACCCGGTGAAGGGAGATGCACTCCTCGCCAGAGAAGCCGGCCTCGAGCGCCATCAGAGCGTCCTCGTCGTCAAGGCGACGTCGACGGCGAGGTTGCCCTCCGGAGCGTCGAGCGGCACGTCGAAGGAGATCAGGTATCCGGTACCGCAGGAGAGCACCGGCCAGGTCGCCGGGCCACCGCCAGTGCCATAGAGCAGCCGGTCGGCGCTCAGCGGATCGCCGCCGTTGACCTCCGCCCAGACACGCTGCGCGACGCCGTCCAGCGTGAGCACGGTGAGCGGCGGAAGGTAGGAGACGATCTGTTCCGCATCCCACGTCTCGGCAGGGAAGGCGCTGGGGTCGAGCGCGTCGGGGTTGCGATAGACGCGGATGCGCACCTGGCGCGCGGCGAGCGGCCCGGTCGTGAGGTAGATCGTCGGCACGAGCGCGAGCCATTCGCTCACCTGGTCCGCAGGGATGATCGCCCAGTAGCGACGCCAGGTGCCGACCTCGTCCAGGCACTCGTCCGCGATCGCCGGCGCAACCGGCGGCAGCGGGATCGGCGGGCAATCCGGATCCGCGAGAGGGTCGAAGGCATCGACATCGAGCGTGGTCCGCTGCGAGACAGACGCATTGGGGTCACCGAGCCAGGAGTAGGCGAATTGGGCGGTGTTGGGGGTAGCGCCGGAGAACCAGTCGATCAGCTCGCCGATGGTGACCATGGCGTCGTCCTGCAGGACGCTTTCGCCGCCCTGCCAGAGCGAGTGACCCGCACCCGCGATGTCGCGCCACCCGATCGACGCCCACTCGGCACCGGCGGGAGCAGTCGACTGCACGGCGAGCCGCGTCATCGGTGAGGTCGCCGGGACGATCTGAGCCTCGCCGACGACCGCAGCGCCGAGAGGAGCGAAGGCGGCGTCGTAATACTGGATCTCCGCAGCCATGCGCTGCGCGCGCGAAGGCTGCACGTAGATGCTCGCCCAGTACACGCCGCCCTCGGCGACGTCGACGAGGGTAGGCGAGCCGACAGACGTGCCGCCTCGGTAGCCAGCGGCGCTGGCGTTGCCCCAGAAGGTCACGCGCGAGCCGTACGCGCCCGAGCGGCCGCCGGTGACGCGCACCTGCGAGCCGCCACCCGCGCCGATCCCCGAGGTGCCGAGGCCCTCGTCGAACGTCCGCCAGCCGCTCGTGCGGCGACCGAGCGCGCGCGAGGGGGAGTTGTTGACGGTACCCGACCAGACAAAGTCGATATCGGGGGTGTCGGCCGTCGAGCCGTCGAAGTAGTCACCGGGGTTGGTGTTGGGGTTCGGCTGGGATACGAGGTTCCAGACGGACCAGTTGCCGCCACGATCGCCGACATACGTCTCGACGACGGCGCGGGAGCGCCACTCATAGTTCCCGCCCGGCACAAGACCGGTGACGGGCAGGCTGGTGGCCGTGGTGGAGAAGGCGACGGTCGCGCCACCGACGCGGCGGTATTCGATCTCGTAGCGCTTCGGCGTGGACTGAGGAGGGGCAGCCAGGCCGATTGTCACGCGCGAGCCGTCAAGGGACGGCGTAACGGTCATCGGGGGCGCGAGCAGCGGCAGGGTGCGCCCCATGCGCGGGGTCGACCACGGGCCGATCCCGATCGCGTTTCGACCGCGCGCCCGGTACCAGATATCGCTGTCGGGCGGGAGGCCGGTGAAGGTGGTGGTTCCGGTCGACGCGAAGATCGCCGACGGGGAGGAGGTGAAAGGCTCATTGAGCGCGCACTGGACGTCCCAGGTG